CTTTGACTTGCTATTAATACTGAGTCCATTGTTGCATAATCAAATGTAATATTTTTTAGTCCTTCAAAACAATGAGTCACAGTATACTCCCACTCATAAGATGCAACTTTATATGCTGTGTCAGTAATATATCCATTGAAAAGAACTGTTGAACCAGAATAAACGTTAACAATATCACCTTCAACATAAGAAGATGAAAAAACATTTGACACTTTTATTTTCATGTCATCTGTTATAAGACTATAATCATCATTCCTTATTGTGTAAGGAATGTCAGACATTGCAGTAACAAAATTAGATACATCAGTGTCATTTATTTTTATATTATAACTCATCTAAATTTACTCCACTTTTCTTTAGTCTATTTTCATTTGGTTTTGTTACTTGTTTCACCAATTTCTTTCCATCAATATCAACATTAACAACTGCTGACATATTTTTTACTGCCAAGTTTTTATTTAATGCATCCAATTTTCCACCAATTGCTGCAAGCAATCTTGATTCATCACCAACTCTATTTGAAGGTGTTACTTGAACACGTTCACCTGATTGAACCATCATTGGAAAATTATCATTGCTAAATCCGGATGGAACTGTAAAATCTCCACCACTTGCAAATTTTGCAACTTGTTTTCCGTTTTCAAATGTTCCACCATGTTTTCCAAAAAGCAATCCAATTAATCCACCACCTGTACCACCAGTGAATGCTGAAATAATTCCAAGTATTGAATTTGCTATAGAATTTACTGTATCAAATGCTGATATTAGTTTTCCAGCAAAACTATCTGCTGCAATACCCAATGTGTTGGCTAATGTTGTTGCTGAATTTAATATGCTTCCAAACTTTTGATCCATATTATCAACACTTTCTTCTGCAGGTTGCATTGGGTTTTCAACAACAGGAACCAATTGCCCTGGGCCTTCTTCTTTTACTTTTTCTTGTAATGTTTTTCCTGTTTCAAGACCTTTAGGTTGTATGTCTCCCAATATGGTTGGTAAATTTGCTAACTCACCTTGCTTTGTTCTTAATGCTTCTAACAATACTATACGGTCATTTAAAGATAAATTCCCATCCTGCAATGCTTTATTTATTAATTCAATTTCAGTTTTAAGTTTATCATCTGCACCAACCAAATCATCAACAATTGTTTTTACCTTTTCTACACTATCACCAAAACCATCAACACCATCTTCAATTATTTCAGAATCATATTTTACTGTGTCTGCAATTCCATCAAACATTGTTTTAACATTATCTACTGTATCTGTAAATGCTTGCCCCATCAATTTACCACCTTCAGTAATAATTCTTACTGCACCAGTGAAGTCACCTGTTGCCAATGCAACTAATGCTGCACCTAAAGTTCCTAATGCCGTTCCAATTTCAACCAAAACACCCCAAACAACTGAAAATACTGCACCAACAATTCTGCCTGCTGAACCAATTGCTTGGAATAGACCAACACTTTTTTCAACCTTACCATTAATTTCTTTTTCAAATATTCCTGCAAGTTTTTCCAATGTTGGTAATAATGCTTTTCCAATTCCTTCTTCAACTTCACCAACACGGTTCCTTAAATTAGCCATCCTTCCTGAGAATGTGTTCAACTTACTTTGTGCAGTTCCTCCCCATAAATCTTGAATTTTTTCTGTTATATTATTCAAACGTTCTTGTGAACCTGCAGTGCCTTCAATTTCAATACCATAACTTTTCAAAACACTTCTTCCACCGGCAAAAGTTTTTGTCAATGATTTTGCTGCACCTTCAAGGTCAATACCTGTTGCGGCAGCATAATCTAATGTTGCAACTGTAAGGTCTTGAATTTGTTGTTCATTTTTAGTGAATGCGGCAAATATGGATTGTGCATTTACAATTGCTTCATCATCATAGGTTGTTACTTTTTGTAATGCTGATGCCTGATCTAACAATGCCTTACTATATTTTCCAAGTGCAGTACTTAATCTATTTGTTGCCTCTTCACTTTCTTGTGCGGCCTTAACTACACTTTTCAAAACTTTTACAAATGCTGTTGCTATTCCTGCAGCAACAAGAAATTTTGTAAAACCTTTTCCAAATGAACTACCTGCAGTTGCACCAGCCTTTTCAGATTGGAGTTTTGTTTTATCAAGTCCTGCTTGAAGTTTATCTAATTTGGCAGAAATTTCTACATATAATTCACCCAATTTATCAGCCATTGTGTTGTTTCCTTACTTCAAATTCTTCTTTTAATTTATTTAATTTTTTACGTAAATTTTCTTTCTTATGATCTTTGATTTGTGTTTCAAATTTATTTCCCATTGATGCTGCCAAATGATTAATTGCTTGTTCACTATAAATTTTATATACTGAAACTGGCATATTCATTATTTCATCAACTTTTTTATAAAAAAATCTTTCAATCAACAAAATTATAACTTCAATATCTACACTTTCACTGATGTTTTTTTTTCATCATCAACAGGCACAAGACCTTCTAAATCAAGAATGTCCTTTGCAATTTCAAAAATTTGTTGTTGTGATAAATGATGAATGAGATGTTTATATGACAAAAGTCTTTTTAATTTTCTTTTCTCAATATATTTGTACCATGGAAGATTGTCATAATTCATTTTTAATGATGCAACTATTATTTGTAATGCTTTATACAAATATGTCTGCATATCCTCTGAATTATTTTTTACAGAAAATTGAGCAAATGATAATGCATCAACCGCATTTCTTTCATAAAGAATAAAATTTTTGCCAAACAATTCTATTGATTTTTGTTTTCTTTCAAACATAATTGTCTCCTAATATTTTAGGAAAACAATTATACTGAGCCAGATGCTACAGAACCATTGAATGTGAAATTGTATGTTTGTTCAATCAATCCATCAAGTGTTCCACCAACATTCATTGTGTAAGCAGTTGCCAAACCTTTATAAACTTTTCCACCAAATGAACCTGTTAATGGGCCTTCAACATTCATTGTTATATCTGCTGACATTGAATCAAACCAAAGTGTTGCATCCAAAGTTGCTTCACTTCTTAAAGGCTTATATTCTTTAAATCCAGTTGCTGTATAAACACTTGTACTTTCAACCTTATCAAAGTTTCTGTTATAGGTAAGACCAGTTAGTAATGGATATTCAATTCCATTGAAATTTAAGAATGATCCAGTTGTAAAAACTTTTGCTGTTGACATAATTTGTTCTCCTTAAAATTATTATCTACCCAATTGTAGATATATTAATAAATATAGTTATTTAATTAATTGAAGACGGTATTGAATAATTATTTGCCAGTAATTTCCATCCTCAGATACAATTGCTGGCCTTGTATATTCACGTTTAAATCTTATATTTCTATATCCTGAAACTGTTATTGTTGCATTATTCAGTTTTGTTATTAATTCTTCAGCCATTCTTTCCAATGTTGCTGAAGAAATTTTATTTCCTGATGATGTTAATCTCCTATCAAAACAAGAAAATTGAAGTATTATTTCATCCTGATCATAAGTCACACTGTTATCACTTCTCACATCATCAATTAGGTACCAAACAATATAAGGAGTATTTGCATCATCTTTTTCTTCAACATAATAAAATCCACCAGTACTTCCTGAGACTGTTGTTCCAATTCCATATATTGCTGTTCTTAATTCTACTAACATTATTTAATTACTTTCTTTGAAAATATTTTTTTAATCATTGGAATAGATTCATTATAAGCATGTGTTAAAAACCAAGTTGGAAAATTTTTTATTGTGCCCCATTCAACAAAAGGTGCATATTCAACATTTGTTCCTACTCTTACTAACATATCTTCCTTTTCAACTTCAAATGTAATACTATCTCTTAATGTTCCTGTTTTGAATGGAGCATTTTTTCTTGCTGTACTTGAAACATATTCACCAATCAACACAAGACGATATTTCATTTGCTCTTCAATTGCTTCAAACTGTCCTTTGATGAACCATTTATTCTTCATATCTATTTCCATTCCCAGGTGTATATTTCAAGTCAAGATGTTTGCAGACCATTTGTAAATTGATAACTATTTCTTGCAATAATAAGTGGTTTTGGTTGTTCATTTTCAAACCCCATATCTCATGTTCTGCTCTCCATCTTTTAAGTGTTGCAATTTCAACTTCCAAATTTTTCATTGGTACTTCAAATGGGCAATGTCCTACTAATATTTTATCAACATGTTTTGTGAGTTCATCCTTACTGACAAATTGTTTTGTGTTTGCAATGGCATCTGCCAATTTATCTTTTGTAATAAATGTTTTCATTTTAGTCCATAAAACTCCCCAATCAAAAATTATTGCTGCAATTGCAATTATAATTGGCCATAAGTGTGAAATTATATTTATTAAATCATCCATAAGTTTTCCTTAAATTACTTTGGCATCCAATTCATAATGATGGCCTATTGTCTTGTTATAAAATTTATTTATTCCTGTGACTTCATAAGGTTCACCATCAACATAAATTGTGTCAACATAATCTAATGAAATAATATTAATAAATATTTTGTGTGTACTTGTTCCTTCATCATCCGACACTGGGTCAATCCTACAACTTCCACTTAAAAGTGCAGAACCACTATATATGTATGTTCCATCTGCTGTCATTGAACCAGACTTAGTGTATATAATATAATTGTTGCAATAATAATTGTTAATCATACAAATTTCACCGCACGGTACCCTTTTAACATAGCATTTATTTCATCAGGTATACCTTGTTGATATGTTACAGAATATGCACCAATTGTTTCACTTGACACATTACTATTACTACCACTTGTAAACATTTGATCAATATATCTTTTTATTAAAAGTGATGCAGGTAATTGAAGTCCAACAGGATAATTTTTTGTTACTGTATAAATATATTCTGAACCACTATAACTTGATGAATAAAATAAATTGTGAGTATTTTGTTCAATCAAATTTGTTACAATTGGAATTGATGCAGATATAAATGTATCATAGGTTGTTGAACCTGATATGTTCAATAAAACTTTTACTTGTTCAACTGTTATTAAAACATCAGACATTTGTTCTCCTTGTTATTAACAAAAAAAGAACAGTCTGATGTTTGTGTCATATTGAAATGACATACATAAACATCAGTGCTGTTCTAAAAATAATGTTAAACTATTCTAACACCGGTCTTATAAAGACCATTTTGGTTAATTACTTTTGCACCATAAACTACAAGTGCCTGCATAAGGTCACCAAACATTGCAGGGTTAGGAATTATTCTAACCTCTTGAATTGCAACTGCCAATGCCCATGCTGATGGATGTCCACCAATATACCAATATCCTGAAGCAGATGTTGGTGCATTTGTTGAAACATACACCTGTAAGTTGTTAACCTTTCCACCATCAATCAAACCGTTCTGCAAATACTGGATGTGGTTTGTGAACCTTGCATCCTTTGCCATTGCGGTTGCCGCTTCTGGGGGAACAATTACAAAACATTCACCTTCCTGAACAGGAACACCGTTATTCATCAATGATGTTGCAATATTTGCAACCTGATCATAGACATATGCCGATGCAGTGTCAGTTCCGAATGAACCTGATTTTGTAAAACCTGTGTGTAATGATGCCATGTATGAATCAATATGTGATGCAATTGCGGCACCACCTTTATTAACTAATTTTTCAACTGTGTCTGCATTACCCCAAACCTTAGAAAGGTCATCAATTCTTTTGTTAATATAAAACCAACGGTCTATATTTAATGACTGTGATGTCATATCAAAGTCTGATGAAGTCATTTGACCATTTGCTATTGCGGTTGAATAGTCTGAAAGGTATAAATCGCCAAGGGTGTTTATGATAACTGAGGAACCCTGTTTTGCATCTCCCTCATAATCTCTGTTTGCAAGTGCTCCAAAAACAGTTTTGGTGTTGAAGTTTACTATTGTTCTATCTGACCAAATCTTTTTGAAAGCATTATCAAAATTTGCTAGTGCCATAGTATTTTCCTTAAATTAAATTTATTTTCTTATTGTTATTTAGTAATACCAGTGCGTTCTAATGCCGTCCTGTTATAAAATTTAGCCAGTGTGTTTTTACCAAACTGTCAGACTTGTGACCATCACGTATCTACCGTTATGTTCTACTATAAATATAGAATCATTTTTTATTTTGAATTATCTTTGCAAAATTCTTTTTAAAATCATCAGAAGACATTCTTGCAACTTCATCATCAGTGAATGTTGTTTTTTCAGATTGATGGTTTGACTTATAGTTTACATTCCTACCCTTTTCTTTAAATCTTTCATCAACCTCTTCATTCACACTGATATTAAAATCTTTTATGAACTCATCAATATTTCTTATTGTTTCATCTGCATCACTACCCAAAAGTTTATGAACATATTTTGCTGGAATTTTTCCTGAAGCATATTCCAATGCTTTGTTAATATGTTGTTCTCTCACTCTATCTTTTTCTGCTTTGTCAAGTCTTTCATTTATCAATCTTAATTGTGTTTCGGCAGCAGTTTCATTTTTATGTTTATCCAATCTTGCACGGACTTGTTCCTCAACTAAACTATTCATTGTCTGTGTTTTGAAAGTCTCCAATGCTTTTCCAACTTTTCTATCTGCCCAACTTCTTACTGTTGGGTCATTATTCAAATATGCAGTTTCCAATTTATCTGGGTTAACTGTTTGAAGTTCATTTATTATTGCAGATATTTCTGTTTCATCTGTTCCTTCTTTAAGGAATGGTTTTAATTTATCTATACTCATTTTAGTTCTCCTTTGCCACGTTCTCTGCCGTGTTTTTTGGTGTTATTGAATAGTACTTATTTATTTCTGGGAGTACAATTGCATTCATTCCCTTTTGCATTGCTTCACCCAAATGTTTTGCCTCTGGAATATGTATGATACTAAAATTTTCATTGACAATACAATATCCAACAAACACTGTCTCTTTGTCTTTTGTTGGTTGTTTTTCAAATTCATCAACCATATCTCTCATTTGTTGATGGTCAGTTAATGGAACTAATTTATTGAATTGCTCTAATGAGGCTGGAATTATAACAAGTTTTACGTTCATATTTTCTCCTTTGCCGTGTGTCAACCACGTTTTATTAGAATGAATATTATATTACCTTAATAAATATATATATGTTACCAATTTTGATGTGTCTAAGGGGGTTTTAGGGGGTTTTAAGAATGTTATTATACCTCTATTAAATCAAACAAAATGTCACAATTACAGTTAATATCATGTTCAGGAGCACCTGACAAACCTGGGCCTTCAGTTTGTGTTCCATCAGGGAATGTGAATATACCGTTTTCATCAGCAATTGCTCCATTCATTTCTTCATGTTCAGGACGAGAATTTACAAACATACATTGCCAACTTCTAATTGTTTTGAATCCTAATTGTGATGCTGCCTCTGATGATTCATCAAGAGATAATAATCTGGCTTCATTACTTGCACGGTGACTTTCTGTTGAAACAATTCTTAAACTATCACTCACAGATATATTTAATTGTTTTGTAATTTCCCTGGCAACATCTTCATAATTCTTACCTTGCAAAATTCCTTGAGTGATTTGTGTTCTCAAAGTTTGATTGGCCTTATTAATATTTGATATGCCCTTTGATTGCCAACTTATTTTAGAAAATTTATTATTGACAACTAATGAATTTGCAACATTAGGATTCAAAACAGCAAAGCCCAATTCTTTTCCTGCAACTGTTTTTAAATTTTCTTGAACAGCATTGAAATTATAATTTACAGTTTCCTTTATTCCTTGTTTGGTTGTCTTTAATCCCTTAACACCGGCATCATTCAATATACTTTCAATTTTATCTATCATACCAGAAAGCCTTTGTGTACTCCAATTGTTTTCATAATACTTGGCAAGTTCTGCTTTCATTTCAGTCAATGCTTTTTTATACTCAACAATAATTTGTTTTTCATAACCAATCAATTTTTTTCTTGACTTCTGATTGGAAATTTCCATCAATTTTTTTAAATCATCTCTTATAGGCATTATTCACTTCCAGTTGGTTGCATATTTATTTCTTCTAAATCAATTAAACTTCCGTTTTCTGATTTTTCCTTTTGAATTCTTTTCAATTCTTCTGCCGGATCATTGATGAATGGGAATAGTGAAAGTTTTGTTTCATCAGAAACTTGTCCTGAAAGCATTTGACCTGCCTGTGCGTAATACATAATGTCAATAGGTAAGTCACGAACAAAAACAAATATCATGTCATAAGGATTGAGTTTAATATTTTTCTTTCCCCAAATATCAGTCAATAAATTATATTGGTCATAAAGTGCCTTAACAAATTTTCTTTCTTTTTTAATTGCCTTTGATTCTAATTGCTGGAATTTTAATCTTCTTGAAAGACCTGATTCAGCATTTCCGGAAAACACATCATTATCAAAATCAATTGTTGATGACAATGAAAATATATTTTCCTTCAATAATTTTGAATGTTCTTTGACAAATTCTGTTGGCAATGCTTTTGTTATAAATTTAATGTCCATTCCTTCAGGTAATTGGAATGTTCCTGTTTGTCTTGCCCTTTTAACATCCTCCTCTTCCATCATACCACCGATAATTCCAAGGTATGCTAATCTAAATTCTTCCAATTCATTTTGTGCATCACTTACTATAATATCATATCCATCAATTAGTGATTCAACATTTTCAAAATCACCTTTCTCTAAATTGGTGTTTGAAAATTTTACTACTGGAACATCATTGAATAAATGTGATTTGGGATTTTCTTTTTCATCAGGATCTAATTCAAATTTATTTTTTTCATATTCAAAATAGAATGTTACAGTTTCAGAATTATATAATTCAACCTTCCAACGTTTTTCATATGTTTTTCTTTGAGTGTCATAATAATCTATTTGATAATAAATTATTGCATACATCATTTTATCAATTGTTGGGTCAAAAACAAAAATTGTTTCCCAAGGATTGAGGTTCATTGTTCTTAACAATCCATTGACATCAATGTAATATAATCTTGAACCATAACCACAAACACTTGAATATTCACCTGTGACTGCATCTAAATCAGCAATACTATTTAATTTATTAAAGTTGTCTATTGTTGTTTTAATTTCATTTGATTGAGTTTCATTGTATGGTGTGTGGTCAAATGAATATACAATTGGAATGCCATACATATATCCAACAACCTGTGAGACAATTGTTCCCCTATAGTCATTTGCTAATTTATTATTTTTTTTGTATGTGTCTGGCATTTGGCGTGATTTGATTGGAACCTGACCTTTGTATCTATCCCACAAACCTATCATTCTATTTCTATCAGGTTCAAATGTTTTTATTAAATCATTGATGATTATGCTATCTAATTCATCATTATTAAATTTAATTTTTTCAAATAGCAAATTATTATATGTTGCAATCATTTTGTTTTCTCCTTTTTATAAAATTCGTATACCTGATTTTGCAATTTTCTTAAATCTCATTGGGTCACTTGCATATCTTAATGTGTCCATGCAATGGTCATTTCCAATAGTTGGTTTGTCCAAATATGTGTTTGAATCTTCATGATATAAGTAAGCATAATCTTTTATTTCTTCAATTGTATTTTTGCAGTCTGGATGTATTAATATTTCTTTTGATTTTAAATAATTTATTCCTGACATTATTGAATTGGGTGTTTTATCACTTACACGACAGTAAATATTATTTTGTTTCATCTCCTGAATGTTCCCAGGTGACCTTGCATCAGCAATTACTAATACAGTTCTTGGGACTATTTTTTTTATTTCATCAATAAACTTTTGTATTGTAATTCCTTTTTTGTAGAACTCTTTAAATATAAATATTTTGTCCTCAAGAAAACCTACACCCAACAAAACATTAGGGTCATTCCAACCAAAGTCAACACCTGCATACTTAATTCTATAATCATTGAAGTTGGTTGACATATCATTGGAAATTTTCCAATTGGTGTATATCATGTTGTCTTTTCTTTCACCCCAACTTCCATCCAAGTACACTCCCAATTGAACTGAATCATATTTATAAGATTGGCGAATTCTATATTCATAATCATCTCCAATCCATTCATTGTCTTTATATGTTGAATGATAAATTCCAACCGGATGATATTTTCCAGTTTGGAAAAAATCTTCATACAACCAAGAACTTTTGTCTATTGGATTGAATGATAAAATTGTTTGTTTATAGTTTTCACTTTCTCCTCTAAGACGTATATTCAATTGTTGAAAATCATTCCTTGACAATGCTGTTGATTCTTCAACCCAAATATTTTTTATTCCTGGGAGTGACTTAATATTTTCAGGTTCATCTAATCCCATAAATAAAATTTTGTTTCCATTCTCTTTGCATAAAATTTCTAATGGTGAAACAGTTATATGAAATAATTCATTCATCCCATAAGTATCAATTACATCAAGACAAGTTTGAAAAGCAAATTGTCTTAACCTACTGCCTGTTTTCATTATCACTAAAGTTCTATTATCATTTTCATTTATTGTTCTTAATAGAATTTTTTGTGCAGCAAAAAAAGATTTTCCTGAACCTGCACCACCATATAACACTAAATATGGTTTGTCATCAAACATCGCTGGTTCAAACTTTTTATTTATTTTAAAGTCTATTTCAACTGTCGTCTGAGTCATTTACTTCTTCATAATTTATTTCTTCAGTATTTGTTTCAGTTATTTTCTTTAAATCTTCATTTGATGGATTTGTAAAAACAACTTTGATACTTCTATTTGTTGTTTGAACATCCATTATTTTCTTTTCATTCCATCCAAATGCTAATTGCAACATTAGTTTTGCTGCTGCAACATCACCTTCTTCTGCCTTTTTTGCAACACCCTCAAGTATTGACATTGCTCTGATTTTATACTTATTAGAAATTTCATTGAGTTGCATGTGTTTCAAATGTTTATAAATAATTGGCCGTGTTAATTGACAAATCTCAGCCAATTCAGTCACCTTGGGTGCCTTGTTGTTTGCCTCAACAAAGGTGGTGTATGCATCAATTATTTTCAGGTGGTTTGTGTCCCAGGTCTTGTTATTTCTTGATTCTAATTTTTCCATAACTATAAATATGCAATTAGAATTTAATTATTATGCCATTCTCCTTAAGCATATCTAATCTAACTGGGTTTGGGGATATTATAATGTCAAATGTTTGAGGTAGGAAATTCCAATAGTAGAATGTCTCTGGATTTTCATAGGCAATGTTTATGTTATATGTCCGACACTGGTCATATTTGTTTGCCTTTGTACAAGGTTCCGAAACATTATTCCTTATGAATATAGAATTGAATTTATCTTCTTCAACAATCCAAATTATTTTCTTATAAATGTGGAGTTTTCTTTTGACATCCTTGTTGTGTTTATTTGGAATTTGTTCTTTTAAGCCATTGTCAAACTGTTGAACAGTCCAACGTATTGTATTTGTTTTTCCAGGGTTTTGGATTAAAACTTTTGCATTGATATCATTCCAAATTGTTGATGTCATTTTTAAACTCCTCCCATGTTTTATAACGGTAAACAAAATTTCCAATAACCCTTAAAACATGTTCATCAACACCAGCAATTTTTCTTTTAACATATTCTATTTTATCAGCATCAATGAAAATACTTTTATTTGTGAATGCATCCATGATTCTATTGAAACACCAATTCTCATCATACTTCATTGTTTGTTTTACACTTCCAAATTTCTTGGAATATAATGCAACCTTTTGTTTATATTGTTTTGCAGGAACATTGTCTTCCAATATTTCAATTGTAAATGTCTTTATTCCATTTTCAACAGCATAAACTTCATGAACAAAATTGGGCAGTGCTGTTTGTTTCTCAATTGCTTCTTTTAATTTCATCTCCGTCAACCACGGAGCCTTACTGGCAAATATTAAATTTTCACCATTGTCAAAATTGATTTTGATTATTGTATATGTAATATATTTTTGAAATTGTTCCATTGGTGCCCTTGGCTCCAGCCTTCGGCTGGAATTTATAATTTATTTTTTAAATAACTATAGAATTAATTAATTAATCTTTTAAACAGCAAACCATTTCGTTGGTTTTTACTTTTATCATTGAGCATTCACTGGTTGAAATGGTACTGTTATTAAAGTGCCAGTTACTCACTCTTTGAAGTCAATCAAATTTTTTAAAATAAAAAAAGCCAAAACATTCAAACTCATGCGGTAGTTTAGTCTTGGCTTTTATTGTATTTCTACAATTTCTACTTCCGCATCAAGTATCATTCAAAATTTTATATTCATAAATATAGTAAAAAAAAATTCTTGCCCACTCAATGGCAAGAAAGAGTGGGCTGAAGAGATTTAATGGGCAACCCCTATCAGGTGGCCTATTGATAAATATCCAAACAATTTCAAATAATACCTATATTCTAATCAAATAATAACCTATCTAGAACACAGTCTAACCAATTGAAATAACCTACCTATATGTTTATTATATACCCCCAAACGGCAATGCTTAAACAAAAAAAAATGGCCGGCAATTGCCGGCCATAACTGAATGATATTATTTATGATTTTACTGTTGCTTTTGGAACTTCAACTCTTTTCTCTTGATAAACAGTGTTTTCAAGATTTTTCTTAATTCTCCTTGCCTGTTCCTCTGTTGCCTTTTGAATTCGGGTTTTTACTGAACCTTTGTTTTCCTTTTTTGCAACTTCAACTTTAGGAACCAAACCTGTTTTCATTTTAGGTTCTGTTTTCTTTGTTGATTTTTTTGCTTTTGCCTTTTTTGAATTTTCCTTTAGAGCCTTTGCCTTTGCAACTTCCTTTTCTTTTCTTGCCTTTTCTTTTTCAGCAGCCTTTTCGGCTTTTATCTTTGCCTGTTCCTCTCTTTTTATTTCCAACTCTTCAGTAAGGTTGGCCAATGAATTGACATTCCGGATGAGTTCAGCATTGATTGAACATTTAGGAAATTGTTTTTGGATTTTCTTAAGGATGTCCGGATTAATTATCTTTAATAATTCAATCCTTGATTCAGAAGGTTGAACCTGAAGTGTTTCATACCAAGGTTTGTTTTTTCTTGTAACCTGATACAATGGATTCCATTGTTTGTCCCTTAATTTGTAATAAGGAGCACGGTCTGAAAAATCTTCAATGGCTAAAACGTTTTTGGAAAATTGTTCTGTTATATCTTTTACTTCAGGAACTCTGATTGCCAAATAATCATTAAGTTCAGTTGAGTAAACTGGAACAATTGCGAAATTGATTGTTAGTTCTGACATGTTAGTAACCCTTTATATTAGTTGATTGATGTGTTGTTTATTTAGGGAATTTCCCTATAATTAAAAATCTAAATCTGAAACTTCATCGGCATGAATTTGTTGCTCATCATCATCATCCTCATTTAGGATGTCAATAGGTGCACCTTCACCAATTGAATTTAGGAAATAATAATCTTCAGTTTTCTTCCATTCTTCAATGGAATATTTATTATATGGTTCAAGGCCTGAATCCTTACACCATTTCATGTATGGTTCAACCATATATATTGGAATTTGATTTTCCAATGGATGTGTTTTTCTCATTGTGTTCCGAGCCATATATACCTCTTTTGTTTTGTTGATGAATTTGAATTTGGATTTTTCAATATCTGATTTTGCATATATTTTTTTAATATGTGCAGGAACCTTTTTTATTTTTGACATTGTTGTTCCCCTTATATTTTATTATTGAATATTTGAACTTTGGTTATGTTGCATGTGAATGCAACTGGTATACCAATGATTGATGTGTCCCATGATATGTGAGAAATTTTTTTCTCATCATCTATTAATAACCCCAAGTAATTGAAATTGCAAAATGGTGTTGAATTGTAAGTGTAGTTTTTTATTCCGCAATGATATGAAAAACCTTTCCTTAATAATCTATCAACAAATTCATCTGCATCATTAAGAAAATTTTCACCTTTGCCATCTGCATTTGTTTTGAAAACTACCAACTTAACATTTCGTCTTAATCCAAGAACTTGGTTTGCGGTTTGTGTGTTGTTCATTTTATTTTCCTTCCTGTTTGTTTTATAAATTCTGATTTGACTGATTCTTTTGCAAGTTCACTTACATAATTTAATATGTCATCAATTTCAAAACCTTCTTCAATAAAATCAGCAGTAAGTTTTCTGGATGAATCAACTATATGTTTAACATGTTCCGTAATTGCAAGTCCATCCATCCTACTTTTTGTTTCATCATTTTTTCCAATTGCCTTATTATGTTCACCTTTGAATTTCACATCAAATAATTCTTTGTTGTGTTCCCTAAGATAATTAATAACTGCAATTCTAAAATTCTGGAATGATGTTCTTTCAAATAATATTTGGCCATATTCATTTTCATACATCAACCATTTTGTTATCCATTTTTCTTGTGGTTCTTTTATTGTAACTTCTTCAATGATGTAATGTGTGCCTGTTATAATATATGTTCCTGATGTAGGTCTTAATTCTGTTTTAACTCCTGACCTATTTAGGAAGTCAATTATTAACTGTAGTTTGTTGATTATGTTTGACATTTTATTATCTCCATTTTTAATTTTCAAAATAAATTGTTGCATTTTCAAATGACCTTAATAAATCTTCCATAAGTAATTCTTCAGCCTCATCTCTATAATGTTTTTTGAATGATGTTATATTACCAAATCCATCAATAGAATTGAGTTCATAATCAGGATCATATTTGGGTGTTATAATATTACTAAGGTATTTCACATTCTCTTTATATTGCTTTTGTAAAAAGCGAAATTCAGGATTTTCCATTTAATCATCTCCGTTTTAAGTTATAAAATAATTTTGTTTTCATTTGTGATTTGTGGCCTTCAGTAGTTTTTCATCCAACATACATACAAATCTTTTGGGTATAGGATTATCGGAAGATGTATGTCAGAATCCAAGGAGTGTTTTTTGTCGGTGGTTGGCCTCCCCGAACATAATCATTGGTTTGGATAAATAAGGTTTGCTATCTTTTACCTTTGAAAATCATCATTACTTAAAGAACCTGTCTTGATTGACACCGCTATCTTACACAATTTTTCAATCAAAGTAAATAGGTAAATGAAATAAATTGTTTTCAAAACACATCGGAAATAAAGGATTTGAATAATAGTTTAACAGGTGAATTAAAATACCCATATATATATTATATATACAGGTGAAATGAATATAAAAGAATAGGCATAAAAAAAGCCGGTTTGCACCGGCAATTTTATATATGTGTTGCAATAAGAAATATGAAACAGGTAATTAAAAATAGAAAGTAAATTACTTTCCATTTCAATAGTCTCCTTTCCAATATTTTTGTTGTTGATAAATAAGTTTCCATTTGACACTGCCCTTTTGATAATTAAATATCTTTATTTATTTGTTAGATAAAATGTAAATCCCAACCCACAGTTAAACTCATCTGGAGTTGTTACCTCAACTTCTGTTTGGAACCAATTATTATTTTCTATTTCATTTGTAGATTCAAAAACATATCCTGCAAATAAATTAAATGTTATGTAGTTTGTTGCTGGAACTTTTAGTAAAATTGATGTTGAAGGTTTAGTAAATTGTCCTACACTGGTAATACCACCTAAAATTGTAAGTGATGTTGCACCATCAGGATTTTGAAATTGATTAAGTAAATTATATTCATCACAATTATTATTTAACTGTTTAAATTCTGCAAATTGTTCTACAGTTAAATTATCTGGAATAAAATATCCATATGCTGATGAGTGTGCTTTTTTGAATTTATCCAATTTATCACATGGTGAATCTTGCCCAAATATATTTGCAGCAAAGAACAAGATTAAAAAAATACTAATTAAGATTTTCATTTGTGTTTCCTTTCAGTTAATTGAATGTTGATTTGATTATTTTTTCTAACATATCATTCATATGTTTTTGTTTTTCTCTGTGTGAGGTGCCTTCAACCTCAAATTCACTTACAATTTTTTCTGTTGCCTCTTTTACTTTAAGTGCAAGTGATGTTAATTGATGTTCAGAAAGAAGATGGCCATCTTCAATAATAATCTTTTGCTCAAAAATTAAAATTCCCAAACCATCCATCTTACTGAATCCTGCATAACCTGCTGAAATACTTGGTTTGATTTTCATTTGTTGACCTTGTTAGTTATTTTGAAAATTCCAATTCTATTCATTGCCTGTTCAAATTCACTCTTTGATCTGATGGCAACTTGTTCATGTGACAATTGTTTTTTCTGTTTTTTGTTTTTTCTTGTGTGTCTCATTTTTCCTTATACCTGTTTTACTTCTGTTTTAAAATATGGATTTATTGGGCAGTCAATTAAATATTTAAGATACTTTTTTATTGCCTGATGTTTTTCTTTAAGTTTTTTTGCAGATGGAGAACCAACAATAAATTTAGTATCTGAAGTTAGCAATTCATTAATAAGTTTTTCACACTTAGTAATTTTATCCCATTCTGTTGTAGTAAATGAATCTTTATTTAGTTGCATGATGCGACCTTTCAATTTATTTATGATAAATTTTTATGTTGAATGTAAAATCAAATTTTGCATACGTATTTGTTATGTCAATTTCTAATAACCTTTGTTCAATAATGTCATTAAAAACTTTTGTAAGTCCATTAACACCCAATTTATACAATTCAGTTCCTTCACTAAATGTAAAATAACTTTTACCATCTGGTAGATAAACAATATAATAATTACATTTGTTGTGTATTAAATGTTCAACTTTAACAGTTGTCATTTATGTTTCCCTTTCAATTTAGTTTCAGTGCAAATATTAATAAACATAAACCAATGCCTGCACCGAAAAACATTGTGTCTATGAAGACCATTAGTAATATGAATGTGAGTTGCATAACCCTCCGATATAAAATTGTAATGGGGATATGTTGTCAGCACATCCCCATTGTCATTGAATAAAATACTAAAAATGCCAACCTAAGGTTCTTATGAAAAATGCTGGCATGCATTTGTTCTTAGAACAGAACATGATTCATAATGTCATTCTACCGTCGGACGTGCTTTTTATTAACGAGGGGCACAATAAAACCCCGGAATGACTTCACTGTATTTTTATTCAAAGTTTTTTTATCCATTGATTTGCTTCATTTTTTTTGAAATACTTATGAAATGCTGTTGTTTTTATAAAACATCTTAAAGCATAATCACTTCCAACACTTGTCCAATCTTGAAAATTAGGATGACCTGTTAATGATAAAAATGTTCTGTACCAGATTCTATCTTCTTCACCATCATTAATATCACCAACAATATCAGACATTAGATTATATGGTGTTAATTGAGTTACTTCTAACATTATATCACCAAAAACTTTGACATCACCATCAAAGTCATGAATTCCATCTGCAATTGATGCTTCTTGCATAAAATAATCTTCCCAAGTTTTTTTACAAGCAAGTTTTCCTGCCTCAGTTAATTTAGACATCTGTGTTTACCTCTTTTGTTTTGTGTGAAATTATTTAAAATAAAGTGATGGCCATCCTTAGACTAGAATGGCCATCAATTATAGGTGTCCTGAGATATTTATACGTTTGCATTTTCCGGTTGGGTCAGCATAGCACCTTCCGGTTTTTTAAACTTATATTTTCGTTTGAACTTATTGTTGCAGGTCAAGTGTTTTAATGTAAAATCAACAAGTGAGTTATAAAGTTTTGCCTCGGTATTTTTAGTAATAATTAATTCTTCACTGTAAGTTGGAATTTCATCATCAAATATTTTATATATGACTTCCCTTGTGAATGCCATGCTGTTAAACAAAACTCTATCTTCCACTTTAATTGCTTCATACAATAATGAGAGATTTTGTTTTTCAAGAAGAAAATTTATAAGTGAACCAACAACAAATGTGTTTGGTGTTCTCTTCTTAAAATCCTCAACTAAATCTCTATACCTGACTAAAACACGAATCATTGCCCAAGTGTTCCCAGAATTATTTATTAAATCTATCTCCAATTTGTTAAACAATTTCTGAGCACAATTGACAGGATATTTTGTTGGGTTGTCTGCATACTCTCTTTGTTCTTCACTTATATAATTCTTATGCAGTAATAACATCCCATCCTGTTTATATTTTCTCTCACCCAAATCATAATCTACAGAAAAATCTGCAAAATCACTTTTCATATGACACTCCCTTTCTGCAGATTATTGTGTTGGAACTATCTTGATTTTAGCACCACAATCGCAATCATAGATATGAGCAAAAACATCTTTGTCAATTTGTTCTACTATAATTAATTCCTTGCAATTGGGACACATAAATTCAAAAATAGTTTTAATCAACACGGCACATAACTGAATTTCATATAGTTGTTCCATGTTTTACCTATTGAATTATAGCCATACTGTTTGACGGTGTGCACTGTCTTTCATAAGTAATTTCTTCATACATTGTTTGCCCAGTGAAATGGATTAAAGTATCACTTACAATTTCAACAGTGATATCAGAGTATGGCCTGTTGAGTAAATATAATGGTGCCGTAAAACCATCGTAAGTATTAGTTTGTAACTGAGGTGTTCCTGTTCTGGAAATTTCAATGATGAATGTGTTATTGCCAGCAATCCCAACACATTCATTGCATCTAAATATATACGGATTTGTTCTTCCAGTTATTGTCCATTCATAAGTATGAGTTGGTGTATATGTATCACCAGTTGGGCGACTTCCAATTGGGTTATATGTACAACAAAAGTCAGGATATGGATTTGTCCAATTTCCTGAATCCCAATATGCAGGGTCACATCTTCCACTTCCACTATTTTGGAAAATTACTTCACCACTTATTTTTATCTTATATGACTCTGCTGGATTGAATGACATTGTTGTGACAGATGTATTAGAAGCATCCCATAATAATGTCAATGTTTGAAGAACATCTGGCTCAGTTGAAGTGTGTTCTAAAAAATACTCATTTGCTAAATCACCAACCTTCACCATATTATCAAACATCTCATATTTAGCATCTTCCTTCAACATCGTTTCTGTTTTGGCATTTGACATTACTACAAAATAACTGAACAATATAAATGACAGGAACACAAACATTAATTGCAATGTTCCCATTAGTTTTTCCTTTCTTGAAATTGAGGCCGGCGTGAACCGGCCACTTGTTATTATAAAAACTTGCCTATTGTAATTGCACCTGTTTTGACATGTATTGTGATGTTCCTGTTTTCAGATGTATTACCATTCAGTTTGTACCACCTGAATCGTATTTCCCATCCAACTTTTACAACATCACCCAATTGACCGAATTGATAAAATCCATTGTTAAGAATTTTTGTTCTATTTGCATCAACCCAGTATGGAGGACTATAATAACCACCTAACACAGTTCCTTTAATGCATTCACCTGCACATTCTCGTATATAATTCTGTGAAACAGAAATTGCATTGTCAATTGCTCCATTTAATTGAGCATCTTCAATCATATCAAATGCAAGAATTGAAGCAAGTCCTACTATTATAACACCAACAACTATTAATAATAATTGCTGTTGTCCCATTTAGTTTTCCTTTCTATTTTAGTAATAAAAAACTGGATGGATAAAAACAATGCTGATAAGGAACAGCATTGGGAAACTCCATCCAGTCACACATCAATTATACCATTTCATTTTGCTGTGGGTCAGCAGTTAGTTAGATGGATTGTTTGTAATTGCACCTGTTTCAATGTTCACTGTAGTTGTACAAACAGGAACAGCATTGTCAAATGTCCAGATTGCCGTTATAACATCACCATTTGCTGTGAGGGCTGCACTTCCAAAACCATCAAATTCTTTTGGAGTATTGGCTCCACACCATAATGCGGCGGTTGAATATCCACCAAGATCTTCTCCACGCATAACAGATGAAGCTGCCTGACGTCCAATATTTTGTGTCATTGCAACTGCACTGTCATATGTTCCGGATTCTGCTGCATCCTGAAACATATTGAACCCAAGAACTACTGCCAGTGCTACAATTACTACACCGACAACGATTAACAACAATTGTTGTTGTCCCATGATTTTTCTCCATAGAAATAGTTTAAAAATAGATAATTATTTTGTGCTATATAAATGGATGCTCATTAGTGAGCACCGATAACTCAAGGATAGCAATAATGAGTTATAAATTTCTATTGAGGGAAACAGCCAACTTAAAATACAGATTGTCTTTTTGGTTATTATGACATGTGTCTATTTGCTTGAGGTGGGATTGGATTGTGGGGAGGTATGCAAGTCACACAACAGATTGAAAGTCAGAATTCTTTTTTATTCAGTCATTCACAAATGGATGCTCACAAGTGAGCACCAATGACATTATTCAAAAGATACTGAATCATCATTTTTCGTCAGGGGAAATTCAACCCTGAACACTGTATCGTTCCGTTGCCATCAACAGTAACAATATCAAAGTCAAACAAAATTTCAAAGGGTCATAACAAATCTAGGTATAACAATTATCCGGAAAAAAGGATGCAAGAAATTATTTTTGAGAAATTATTGAATGTCAATGGAAATGGTTTGACACTATTTTTTGATTTTGAAATTTTGTCATTGGTGTGATAAAAATAAAGTGAACAGATAAGATATATATAATAGGAAATTTAGATACCAATTTATTGCGCCCTGGAGTTGTTTTTTATTTGTTATTGTTGTCAATTGATTGTCAAAAATCTCTGCCCAGTGTGAAAGAAGTTGGTCTCCAGCATTTTTTGAAATTAATTATAAGGGGGGCTGCACTGTCTCATAAACTGCACAAAAGAACCACTGTTGGGTATGCCACTGTGACAATGTCATTTGCAAAGTTGGATATCCTTTTGTTCTGATGCGCTTTGAAACAACTGCATGTCCTATAATGGTTATTATGTAAACTATTATCAACATGTGACGGTGTGGACTATAAAACCCAAATAGTCCATTTGTCAATTGCCTCTGGTGGTCGCTCCCACATCAATTGTTTTTGTTTTTATTTGTTTTGCTTTTGTTTGAGTATACATCCATCCAATTTAAAATATTGAATGATATTAGACTGTGTCTTGATTGGCATATTGGAATTATATTGTTATCCGTTTTCTATTTGTCTATGATGTTCTATGATATGTCTAT